CCTGCTGTTTTTAAAGACAAAGAAATACATTGTGGTCACTACAGATTTAAAATAGCAAAAGAAATGGGATATGATGGCATTGATGCTTATAAAGTAGATACATTTAAAGAGGCTTTAGATTTGACTAATTTTACTGAATTGTGTTATAAGCATTACAAAGAATTAAAAGAAAAAAAGTATGTCTGATATATTACTCACCGATGGTATAGTTAAAATTAAAAACATGTTTGATCCAAACGTTTCAAAATTAATTCAAAAATATACAGATAAAAAAGCAAAGGAACAGATGGAGACTGTAGGAAGAAAAGATTTTTTGTCTCAAAGAAATGTCTTAGGTTATCATTTAGGAAGAAGCACCCCATCCGATATTTGGATATATAATTTAATTCGTAATGAAATAACTAGATTGTATCTTTATTACAAAGCAAAATTTCCTTTGTCTACAAACATACAGATAAATCAAATAGATCTTTTAAAATATAAAAAAGGTGGTTTCTATAAACATCATACAGATGATAGTTCAACAACTCCAAGAAAAGTAAGTATCATAATTAATCTAAATGATGACTTTGAAGGTGGTGAATTAAATTTTTACGATCAAAAACAAAATGTTATAGAACAAGTAAAACCTTTTAAAAATAGTATAACATTTTTCCCTAGCACTTATTTATATCCACACTCAGTGGAACCTGTTAAGAAAGGAGTAAGATATAGTATAGTATCATGGCTGAATTAGATTGGATTAAAAAAGGTTACAAGATAATAGATAATTTTTTTACAAAAGAAGAATTAGAAATATTACAATTTTATACTCTTAAAAAACTAGAAGATGATAAGACTTATTTAGTTGATCCTGACACAGAGTCTCCAGGATGGTATAAAGATGCATTAGCTTCTACGTTTTTACATTTAAAAAAACCTTTGGTAGAAAAAGCTTCTGGGTACAAACTTTTTCCTACATACACCTATTGGAGATATTATTGTTTTGGCGGACAATTAACTAAACATACCGATAGACCTTCTTGCGAAATAAGTATAACAGCTAATATAAAAAGTAATGATAAGTGGCCAATTGTTGTTGAAGGTAGATCGATAGATTTGAAAGAAGGACAGGCTGTGTTATATCTTGGCTGTATTGCAGAACATTGGAGACCAGGAAAATATAAGGGAGAAGGTATGGCTCAAGTTTTTTTACATTATGTTAATGTAGATGGACCTTTTGCTCATCACAATAATGACTATTATTTTTATGCAACAGATAATATATCTTCAAAAGATGATGAGAAAAAAATAAGAGAGTTGAAAAAAAAATTTAAGGAGAATAATAAATAATATGTATGAGTCATTAAAAGAAGCAACTAAATTTCATGCGGCCAATCAAGAAAATTGGTGCGGAGAAGCATTAGCTGAATATAAACATGAGGTTTTTGGTATTATTAAAGAAAAAAATGTTAAATCTATTTTAGACTACGGATGTGGAAAAGCTAAATTTCACAGTATACTTTTTAATAATTCAAAAATTCCAGGTTCTCCAACTGTAAATATTGTTGGATATGATCCAGCATTTGCACAATACTCTCAAAAACCAACTGGTGATTTTGATTTAATTTTATGTGTGGATGTTATGGAACACGTGCAAGAAGATAAAGTAGATGAAGTTTTATCTGATATATTTAATAGTTACAGCGGTCATGTATTTATGACAATTACTTGTTATGAAGCAACTCAAGTTTTATTAAATGGTAAAAACGCTCATTATACTGTTAAAGAACCTGATTGGTGGAAATCAAAATTACAAACATATACTGATAGATGTACTGTTATTTTTCAAACCAAACCAGATAGATCTAAGATTACTATAAATAAAGAAGAATGGAAACCTAACAAAAAAACTTTGGATAAACTAGCAGTAAATCATAAAACGTTAGATGAAACTCAAATAGAAAAAGCAAAACTTTTAAATGACTAATACAAAAAAAGTTAACATGGAACATTTCATAGGTACCTATGATGGATATATACCTGACCATGATTGTGATAAAGCAATAAAATATTTTGAAGATGAGTCTGAAGTAAAAAGAACTTTGAACAGACAGGCAGCTGAAAGAGCATTACCATCTATTAAAAAAGATGAACAACTGTTTTGTGGTAGAAATAATGTTAGAGGTTGGTGGAGAGAATTAAAACCTTTCTTTTATAATTTTGATTTATGTTTAAAACATTATGTAGAGCATTGTGGACTACAAGGATATTATGAAGAAGGTTTACAGTTTACTACTTTTAAAATACAAAAAACTTTACCTACTGAAGGCTATCATATATGGCACATAGAACATGGAGCTGGATTTGATAACGAGCCTAGAGCTTTAGTTTATACTGTTTATTTAAATGATGTTGAAGAAGGTGGAGAAACAGAATTTTTACATTATTCAAAAAGGGTAAAACCTAAAAAAGGCCGTGTTGTTATATTCCCTGCCGGATTTCCATATGTACACAGAGGAAATCCTCCCTTATCTGGAGAAAAATATATTTTAACATCTTGGATGATGTCTAGAGAAAGTAACTGTTAAGATGTATAAGAAGTAGGTCTTGCACCTAATCTAGAAATTTTTTCATCAGAAGTTTCAGGTCTATAAGTTTCTGAACCTGCTGGATCTTCAACAACTTCGTTGTCTGAATCCCAATCCTCTTGAATTTTTGCTAACCATGCAGTATCAAATCTAGTTATAAATTCATTAAAGTTTCCTAGAACAGAAGCATCATAACTTGAATGATCAGTGCCATCCTTGTACTCTACTTGATCATTATCAACATTATCGTCAGTAAATTGTATTGCGTGAATATTTGAAAATTTTGATTGATTCCAAAAAGCGTCGTCATCAATAACTACTACTTTTGGCTCAGAAACTGAAGCATCCCCTGTTTTTTTGTAGACCATTTTATCTTCAAAAACAACTGTCCAGATTCCATGTTTAGTTCCCATAATTTTTCTCCTTATGTTTTAATAATATATACCACAGTTAGGTAAGGTTGCAACACAGAATTAGAATCTCCTGTAAAATTAGCACTCATATTATGTGAGTGTCCGCCTCCACCTCCAGCATTACTAATATTTCCACTTGTAGCATTAGCGATTGTGTTAGTGTTAGCACCAGGAGGATAACCACCTGGTTTACTACCTTGAGCTACCGAGGGACTTTGTGGGTGCCTGTGAGAAGCTATTTGTGGTGTAGATAAAGTATGACTGGCTAAGTTACCTCCTACATTACCTGTTCCTTGAACTGTATTAGCTCCCCCTGTAGATGCTAAAGCTTTATTTGGTGATTTTCCAACTGGAACATCGTCTTGTAAATCAGGTAAAGTAAAAGTTGTAGATCCGTTTCCTGCTCCATATGTTGTACCAATTACAGAAAATAAATCTGAATAAGTTGATCTTGAGACAGCTGCACCGTTACATTCTAAATATCCTGAGGGAATAGAAGAATCTGTCCAAGGAATAATTAAACCTGTGTTCACAAGTTGTAAATCAGCTAAATTTCCACCGTCAAAATTATATTTAGTTGCTTCGTAGTTTGCCATAGTTTTAAGTTTTAATTATATATATTACTGTTAAATAAGGTTGAAGAACTGAAGTTGCATCTCCCGAAAAGTTAGCAGAAGCACTGTGATCGTGAGAACCACCTCCTCCTTGATATCCTGTATATCCTGGTCCACCCCTTGCAAAACTTGGAGAACAGTTATTTCTAGTTGGTTGTGATCCAAAATAAG